CAGTTCCGATGCAGTGCTGAAAATGGAATCAATATCGAATTCTGATTTGCAGAATTTTTTAAGCTCACGCACCTGGTTTTCACGAATATCAAGAATATTGATGCTCAAAAACGGATCGCTATCCATTTTGTTGGGATTATCCAGATCGGTAAAGAAACGATAGATGAGACCGTTTGTTAAAATTGCGAATTTTGCATCCGTTGTGCCGAAATAGCGGAAAAGCTGGGAGTCATGACGCTCCAGATTTTCGGATATGGATTTACATTCAATCAGGATGACAGGCGCGTCGTCCTTCATGATGGCATAATCGACTTTTTCACCCTTTTTAATGCCTACATCTGCAGTGTACTCTGGAACGAATTCCTGTGGATTAAAAACATCATAGCCAAGCATAGAGAAAAACGGCATAATAATGGCGGTTTTTGTGGCTTCCTCTGTCTGGATAGAGTCTTTCAGAGTGCCCACACGCTTAGCAAATTGTTTGAGCTGGTCTATAAAATCCATAATACGCACTCACTTTCCTGTATTTGATTTTTTCGACTGTTTATTCAATTTTATCACGGGTGCGGTGGAAAGTCCATCCTTTTGAGATGAAAGATTTTTGGTGCTCCAGCGGGGATTTCCCCTATCGAGGATAAACTTCGACTCCCCGGGAGCGACCGGAAAAAATATTCCCCCGCCGAAAGGCGAGGGATATTTTTTGGTGCTCCAGCGGGGATTCGAACCCCAATAAAATCTAGTGTTTTCAGCGGTTATCTCCGTTTGACAACACTTTTGACAACTTTACGTTGCGTTTTACGTATCGGTTGACCTTGTTGTGAACCTGCTGTTTGCGCTTGTCCTCCAGGTCGGTGTAGATGTCCTGCGTCATTGCGACGGTTGAGTGCCCGAGCAAGTATTGCGCGTCCTTGACGTCGATATTCGCGCTGTGCAGCATGGAGGCATATGCGTGCCGGAGTTGATGCGCAGTCGAGTGGATGTCATGGCTCTGCTGGTATTTTTTCAGGCCGGATTCCAGCTCCGTCTTTGTCGGCAAGCCATCCGGAAAGAAGATGAATGTCTCAGGGTCGTCATAGTGCGGCAGGATCTCGATGACGTTATCCGGGAGGTCTAGGTAGCGCACGCCGGCTTCGGTCTTAGGGGATTTAAGAACCGGCTTTCGCGTGTCAGAATATGCAACGGCACGCGCGACGCGTGCAGTCCGCGTATCGAGATCAATATCTTTTTGCTTCAGTGCAGCGGCTTCTCCGCGGCGCGCTCCCGTGTATGCCATGAAATACGACATTCGCGCGAACAGGCTTTCCGTCTTGGATTCCTCGATCCTCTGCAGATCGTCCGGCGGCGTCGGCTTTCTGGGTACGCGCGGGTTTCCCTTTGGTGTCGGGATCCCGATGCAGGGGTTTGCGTCGATATCGCCGCAGAGAAAGGCATAGTTCAGAATCTGCCGGATCACAGACTTAGTATTATTGATGACCTTCTGCGAGTAGCCACGCGCGGCGAAGCGCTGCAGGAAGACGACAATCTGGTGACCGGTGATGTCCGTGACATACTGGTCGCCGAAAGCGTCCACAGCGCGATTCTTTGCTGTTCTGTAACCGCATACGGTGTTTGGAGACAGGCGCGGTTCGCACTGCTCCCACCAGTCATCGGCGACGGCCTCGAATGTCCGGCCCTTGCCAGCAGCCTCGTTCGCGTGCTTTTCGCACTCACGGATATAGTCATCACGCTTTTGTTCGACTTCTTTGTCGGTTTTCCCATAGAAATACTTTCGCTCGCCATTGATGGTGTCAGACAAGACAATGCGTCCGTCTTTGCGCAGCGTGTATTTTGTCCTTTTTCTTGCCATGGGCGTCCTCCTGTTGGGTTCTTGCATAGTGAGAAAATTTTGCAATCAGATATTTACAATCCAGAGAAAGAGTCATAAAATAGAAGTAAAGGGAACGCATTATTCTGTGCGTCTATCCCATCTGCAACATATCTACCGTCCTAGTGCTGCGGCACTGGGGCGGTTTTGTATAAAAACAAAATATGCGGACATTTATAAAGATAATAGCACGGATAAATGTTTAATTACAAAAAACGCTTGATTTTGCAATTAAACAATGATATTATGCATCAAACCGAACAAAATAAGAGGATTTTAAAGAACAAGAGGTATTTACATGAACTATGAGTCTTTAAGGACGTTATGTTATAAGGATCCTGAACTGTATCAGCAGGAGTATGCCAGCCGGCGGAACGGAAGAGCTACTATCCACATAGATTTTGATGTTTCGGGAAAACCGGCATTTTTTGAGGAAAATAATGAAGTAATTCTCCTAGCGTTTCAAATCATGTCATGCGACAAGAAGATTCTTTCGATCAGCAAGGATCTGCCGCCGATTGCGCTGCAGCAGTACAGGAAGAAGTGCCTGATCGACGAAATTGTCCTTACGAACAAGATCGAAGGTGTACACAGCAGCCGGAAAGAAATCGGTGAGGCACTTGCAGTACTCGATGAGCAATCCTCCGCAAAAGGGAAACGTCATCGGTTTATCGGGCTTGTCAATAAGTATAATAAGCTTACGAAAAGTGAGTCAGTATCTTTGGCATCATGCGAAGATATCCGGAATATTTACAATGAACTGGTGCTGGAGGAAGTCATTGCAGAGGATCCGCAAAACGCTCCTGATGGAAAAATCTTTCGGAAGGATCAGACTACCATTCGCAGCGCAACAGAGAAAGTGATCCACGCAGGCCTGACACCGGAGAGAAAGATTATCGAAGCAATGGAAAAGGCGCTCGCGTTTCTGCATGATGATTCCATACCATGGCTGTTTCGGATCTGCATTTTCCATTATATGATTGAGTATATCCATCCGTTTTATGATGGGAATGGACGGCTGGGTCGGTTTATTCTGAGCTACTGCATTGCGGAGAAATGTGAGAGCCTGAGTGCCTATCGCATTTCGGAAACGGTGAAAGAAAACATCAAGGACTATTATGAAGCGTTTCGGGTCTGCAATGATCCGCGCAATCTTGGCGATTTGACGCCGTTCCTGTTGATGATGTTGGAAATGCTCTTGAAAGCCATGCAGGAACTTGTAGATGGGTTGCAGAGACGGAAAATTCTGTTGGGTCGGTATGAGAATCTGGTGGGCACTTTTCCGGAGAGTGAAAACGAAAAAATGCACATGCTCTACATTTTTCTTGTTCGGGCAGCACTGTTTTCGGAGGACGGAATATCTACTGCCGAGCTGCAGGAGGTTTGCGGTGTCAGCTATGGAACGCTCCGGAAGCTGCTGGATAATGTAAGAGATCAAGGGCTGCTGATCCAGGCAAAGCGGGGGCGGGAAAACTGTTTTGAAATGGACTTGAACCTTCTGGATGAAAAATTCATGAAACAGAACTAAACTTTCGCGTTTGCATATTGCCCCGGTGCGCTGCACCGGGGCAATTCTTATTTCTTATTTGATATCCGGTGCCGTGGGAATTGCATCTTCACCCGGCAGGACGGCGCTGCAAAGCGTTTCGATAGCGCGCGCAAGCTCTTTGGCCTTGTCGGCGCTCATAATAAGAGAGGCGACAGGCTCCTTTGTGACTTTGTCGAGTTTACCTGTGCCGTCGAAACTGGGACACTGTTGTGCGAAGCAAAGCACAAATTCGTTGCCATTTCCGCTGAGAGCACAGCTAAAGCCGTTTGCGTACTGATACATAGCTACCTCCATTATTACATTTGCATCAATTCATCCGCGTCATCCAGAGTTTTAAACTCTGCGACTTCGGAAGATTCAGTGTGCCATTCGCACGGTCTGTAATCGTCAAAACGAAAGATTTGCCCCTGATTATAGTGCGGCGGAGCAGTAGTGACAAACGGGCATTGCATTGGAATTTGCAGCTTATCAGCGATCTGGGAAAGTGTATTGAGCGTGAAGTTTGTCTCGCCCTTCTCCCATTTTGACACGGTGCTTTGAGACACGCCCATATAGTCGGCGAATTCTTTTTGATTCATGTGGAGATCAAAGCGTTTTTTGCAAATCTCCGCGGCGATTGCTCCCTGCAGTCCTGCGAGCATGATTGCGGCCGGGGACATGGATTTTGAAAGCGCATCCAGTAGTGCGTAGGTGTTAGGCGTTTTCATTGTTATCTCCCTTTCTGGCTTCTTCGAGGCGTGCTTTTGCTGGCTCGATATACTTGGTGTAGTCGGTCTTCCGCTTTCCTCCTCGCTCGTAGAAGGATAACAAAAGAATCGGCTGTTGGTTTTGCAGGAACGAATATAGCACTCGTATGTTGTACCCGTTGCCTGTAAGATGCATACTGAACAGGCCGTTGCCGATGGATTCAAACTCCTTAGACTGTACTGCTTGCGCACCGAGCAACGTCAGCATTCGTAGCTGCCGGACAAATGTAGTGAAAAACTTTCCTTCAATACCGGTTTCGGCAATCAGCTCAACCAGCTCCTGAAAAAATTCACGAGTATACAGAAGTTCACCGAGTATGCCACATAGCCAGGATAGCACTTCTTCTCTTTTCATTCTATGTACCTCAGCGCAATAATATTACTTTTAGAGAATAATATCAATAGAAATGATAAAAAAATTCGCGGATAGAATAAAATGTTTACATTTTTGGCATAGATTTGTCTCGCGGCACTTCATTCTCCCTTAGTCAGGAAGTGCCGCCTGTACAGCTCTTTCAGCTCATCGGCGGTGTAGTTCGTGCCGAACCGGCGATTGATGAGGCCGCGCGTGATGCCCCAATTCCAGCCGTATTTGTGGACCATACGGTACATGACCCTATAGATTTCAGGCTGCACATTCATAATTTAACGCCCTTTTCTGCTGCCAAGGCCTTGATCTTTTGATAGTTCTTTGTGTTTTGCGATTTCATCCGTCTATAGCCGCTTAGTGATTTTGGGCATAGTTCCGGCAAATTGGATTGAATCCAGTTGAATTCTCGTTTGCATTGCCACCGTTCGGCGTCTTTTTCAATAATGGTATCATAATATATTTGCCGCTTTTGAGCTTCGGCCTTTAACTCATCTTGAAATCGAGCGGCTTCTTCAATGACTTCTGGTGGACGGTCATCAACAAAAGGTCGATTACTGAATGTTACTATGTTCTTTGAATGCTTTTTGTTAGAAGTTTTCTGAATGGATAACGTGTATTTCAATGGAGCGGAACTGATGCCATCACAATATGGGGAGAATGAATGCCTGCATCCCTCGTGAATCGCTCCATAAGTAAAAAACACATCTGGTATCTTGGGGAATTTTGAGCTTTTCCCGGAAAGTGAAAAAACACGCCCTTGATATTTTGCGCACTCGGTGCAGCTGTTTTCGTGTGAAGACATGATTACAAGATCAGTGTGCAAGGCTCTTGCGGCTTGCAAAACTCTGTCTCGTAGCTCTTTATCTTTGTTTACAAAGGCGTCAGTTTCTTCTTTCCCAAAAAAGCGGTCAATTTTAGTTTTTTCGTCTTTTGCTTCTTCTACAAGGCCGTTTTGAGCTAGTAAACGAACAAGACGATAATAATCACTTTTTCGATAGCCTGATCGGCAGGCCATGCGGATGGCGTTCGATTTTTGGAGACAAAGAATCGCAAGTTCAATATTTCCGTGGTCTTCATATTCCCCGCTTTTGTTTCGAAGATAGTAGTCAATGTTTCCGGTGACACCGCCAAAAGGTGGGCGAGGCAGACCGGAACGTTCGGGGATAGAGGCAATGCCTGCGGCGCTACTTAGATCGTAATGTGTTTCTAACCATTCAATTTCGCGTTGACGTATTTGCGAATATTCTTCAGGAGAGATTGGTTTCCCAGCAGATTCGAATGATTCGGATATTTGCCTGACCATGTTTTTGGCAATTTGATCGGATTGCTTTTTCTCTTTGCGTGATTTGAAAAGCCAACTCATAATCAACACCCATCTTTCTTTTGCGTTGGTTTTATCGTAAGGAGATATAAAGCAATTTTATCATTTTGTGGCTTGAATGTCTATTCTTTCTTCACTGCACGATAAAAGGGACTGTGCTACACTGCTGCCCCTGCGCATAATAAGCGCGGAGGCGATCGCAATGAATTACAGAGACTACAAAGACGCACGCGATGCATCGTGGCACATCATAATCGACTGCAAGGTGACGGAGCTGCCGGTCAGGATCAGCGGCGTGTGCGGGGCACTGGGCGTGTCCGTGCGGCGGTATACACCGGGCGAACAGGACAACAACGACGGCATGTCCACCGTCATCGGCGGTGCGCCGACGATCATGGTGTCCAGTCTGGCGATCCCGGCGCGGCAGCGCTTTACCTGCGCGCATGAGCTGGGGCACATCATCCTCGGCCACGTCGGCCGGTATGACCTCGTGTGCCGAGAGCCGGAGCCGGGTGACAACCCCATCGAGCAGGCGGCCAACGTGTTTGCCTCGCGTCTGCTTGCCCCGGCCTGTGTGCTCTGGGGCTGCGGCGTGCAGTCAGCCGGGGACATCGAGCGGCTGTGCGACATCAGCCGAGCGGCTGCCGAATTCCGGTGGAGCAGGATGCAGGAGCTGTACCGGCGGCAGCGCTTTTTGACATCATCGCTCGAGCGGGCGGTATATGCGCAATTCGAGGATTACATCAAAGGTCATCGGCTTCCGGGAGCTGGTCGATGAGCGTTTTCAGAGCGGCGACTTGTTCGTCGCTCAAATTCTTTTCAACATAAGAACCATCACGACCGGCGATTTTCACGACGTTTCTATGATTGTTAAGCTGCGCGTTTCCTTGCTCATCATTCCATCCCATGAGATATGCAGCGGATACGCCGACTGCTTCCGCGATTTTTTCCAGCCGGTCGAGCGGGATATTCGTTACTTTGCCAATTTCATATTTATAAATAGTCTGTTTAGTGGTGCCACATTTTGAGCCGAGTTCTTCTTGCGTGAGGTTTGCCGATTCGCGTGCGGCCTTGATTCTTTCTCCGATTGTCATTGCAATGTCACCTTTCTTGGTCTGTAACTCGATTGTATCACATTTTTTTCGCAAATCAAGTAAAAAATGACTTGACAAGTCACCCGCCGCGGTGTAAAAATATAAGTAACTTAAAAAGTTACCAACGGAGGTGAAAATATGAACGTGGCAAAACTCAGGGGAATCATCTCGGAACGGGGGATGTCGCAGAGAGAAGTCGCAAAAGCGATTGGAATTAGCGAGAAAACATTCTACACAAAAATGAAGAATGGGAAGTTCGGGACAGATGAGGCCGAAAAAATGATAGACCTCCTTCGGATTGAAAATCCCGCAGATATTTTTTTGCGCTCGCAGTAACTTAATAAGTTACCAAGCAAAAAACATACGTAAGACCTTGCAGATGTTTTTGCAATTCATTCGATTGGAGGTGAGGATATGGAAAAAAGTAAGTACGAAGAAAACGCCAAGAAGATTATTGATCTGGCGGAAGGCATGACGGATGCGCAGTGGAGCCGCATCCGGGTTCTGATCAACCGCTGCATTGACGAAAAAAAGGCCAAGGTGACCTTTGAAAAGCCGGAACGCCTTGACCTTCTGATGAAGCAAAACTTCATTCTGTGACGATTTGGATAAACGCGGGGTTTATCCGGTAGTCTTTTCCCTTGTACTGAACGTGGATGTAATCATACTTGAAGCATTCTGCATATCTGGAATTCTCCTGATATCTCAGATGCTCTTCAAAGTAAATGGCCGGATCTTGACAGTCCGCAACTGTTCCGTTTTCGGTTATATCCACCCATTCGCCAAGGAGGCAAGCATAAACACGCACGTTATTCACCACCTTTCGCTGAAATTGTATCACTGGAACGGTGGGAAAACAAGGATTCATTGAGGAGGTGAGGACATGGATTCTATGGAGCTTCACAGGGCGCTGCGGGCGCACTGCCAAGAAGAAAAGGCGGACTGCACGAAGTGCTGCCTGCGCCTTTTCTGCTACACGCCGCCATGTGAAATGACGGACGGCATGATGGAGGACGTTATTTCGTTTGCTGCCAGTCGGCATAGCCACACGGAAAGTCAAACTCATTTATGCCATTGCAGTGACGGTCGGTCGATGCCGTGCCCATGTGAACTGGACATGAGCACCGCACTAGGGTACGAACACCGTCGATGACCTCGTAATCTTCGAGGATCTGAACATTCCGCTTGATTTTATGGCAGTGATAGAGACGCATTTCGTATTCCATCACGCGCTTCGGATTCGGTTTCTGCATTTGCTTTGCCTCCCTTCGAGCCGATTCTATCATATCCGAGCGGGAAAACAAGGGCATTCATTCGCACGGGGAGGTGGTGAAGATGAGGCCCACAAGAGCCGGATACATCATGTTATCCATAGCGACGCTGCTGAATTCGATCACGTTGGCGATTCTGGTGTGGTCGGAACTTCTGGCATGATGCCGCAGAAATAAGCGAAGGAGGTACAGCGTGGAAAACATCGTGAGCATCCTGTCCGGGCTGGGTGTTGAAATCCCGCAGGAGCTGGTTCCCGCTTTGCATAAGGAAATCGCGGAGAACTACAAAACAGTCGCGGAGTTCCAGAAGCTCCGCAAGCAGCTCGACCGGTTGAAAAGCGGGCTGCCAGACACGGCCGCAAGCTATTCCAAGCTGATGGTCGCAAGCAATGGGAGGCAGAGTGCGGTACTGCTCGACGGCGTTATGATCGGCGTCGGCGTTGACGGCATCCGCCTCGACGCAAAGGCCGGCGCGTCGAAGCTGAGCATTACCGGCATTGATGTGGAGCGATTCCACGCCGGAAATGAAGCGGACTTCGAGCGCTTTTGCGCCGGATCGTCAGGGGATGACCCGGGCGGAGAATGATGCCGGTTTATCTGATTTCAAAAAGGAGAGAGGTACATATGCCGCGAGAAAAAGAAACCTTCCGGCTTGAGCTGGAGGAAATCTTGAAGTTCACCGGCGGCCGCCGGGTGTTGACGGTGACAGACGTCAGCAATTATACAGGGCAAAGCAGACGGGTGTGCCGCGAGCGGTACAACGTCAGCGGGAAAGAGGGCATCAGCGCCGTGGCGCTCGCCCAGATGCTGGCCAGATAGGTCAAGAGAAAGGAGAAACCAATGAAAGCAACAGGAATCGTCAGAAAGGTCGACGAGCTCGGCCGCATCGTGCTGCCGAAGGAGCTGCGCCGGACGCTCGGCATTGGCGAAAAAGAGCCTATGGAGATCTACACGGACGGGAAAGGCATCATCCTGCGCAAGTACGCGCCTGGTTGCGCGTTCTGCGGCAGTGTGAACGACATCCGGTACATTCACAGCACGCCGGTGTGCAATATCTGCGCGAACAACATGCAGATGCTGTACCGCACGGCAGAAGGCGGTGACGACGAATGAAGGTGTTCGGAGATCCGCGCGCCAAGGCGAAGGTGCGTCGCTACATCGTGTGGGGCGTCGAGGACGGCATCGTCTGCGCGTCCTTCATCGCCGGTATCGCACTGGCGGGGTGGCTGTTTCACATCCTCTTCGCTGCGCTCGGCGTCGCATGAGGCGGCAGGAGGTCGTCTATATGTCCACGGAAGAGCTGGCGGAGCGCCGCCGGCATGACCGCTGGGCCGCAAAAGGCCGCGCGCGGGTGGCGCTCCCGGGGCGCAAGGCCGTGGTCGTACCGTGCACATCGCCGTTCGCGGCGATCCAGTGCGCGGCGGAGCTGTGGGGCGTCCCATGGCAGGAAGTCGTCCACGGGGCGCGCGTCATGTGGGCGCCGCCGGAGACACAAAAAGACACCGCCTGCGAAGATCGTCAAACCCGCAGGCGGTGAAAACCCAATAGCGCACAGGGCGCGCTACACTATATATATTATAGCATACAGTTGCCCGCCCTGCAAGCCGAAAAACGCTGACGCCGCAAGGCGTTTTCAGCTTCGGTAAGACCAATTACTAACTCGACCGGAGACAGACAGGGAGGCAATCATGCCATATGTACATCGCACCGTCGTGTGCGGGGAAACGGTCGAGCACCGCAAGATGTATTCATCCCGTGTGCACAGCAAGGAAGTCAAGCCGCGCAAGCGATCATCCGAGAAGGAGACCTCCAAGCGTCAGGAGCGCATCAACGAGCGCGTGGCAGAGGAGCACCTGCGCTGGCTCATCAACTGCAACTACCATTATGGCGACTTCCATATGGTGCTGCACTACTGGTGCAAAACCATCACATTAGAGCAAGCCGAGCGGGACAGAGCCGCGTTCTTCCGCGAGCTGCGCAAGGCCTACGCCAAAGAGGGCAAGCGCCTGAAATACATCGCCGTGCTCGAAACCAAGCACATGACGAACGTGCATCATCACATCCTCCTGCCGCGCTTTGACGCGCAGATCATCGCCGCCGCCTGGACAAAGGTGACCAATGGCGCGGGCTCTATCAGCTTCCAGATGCTCGATGACCGGAAGAACCACGCAAAGCTCGCGTCCTACCTCATCAAGGAATCACGCTCCACCATGCGCCGCTGCCGCGAGCAGGGCATCCGCCGCCGGCGGTATACCTGCAGCGCCGGCATGGCAAAGCCGGAGATCCGCTATCAGGTGACCAAGGCCGAGACGTGGAGAAAAGAGCCGAAGGCCAGACGGGGGATGCATCTCTATCGCTTTGACGATGGGTCGGAATATAAGAGCGGCTGGCACGAACTGAGCGGCTGGCCGTGGCAGGAGTATTACGAGATCAAAGACACCGCATAGGAAGGAGCAATTACAATGGGCATCAGCATGGACAGTCTGCCGCCTCGCTATCAGAAACAGGCGGCGCGCAAGCTGGATCCCGCAGCGTATGAAAAGGCGCTGCAGTTTTTCCACGCCGAGGAGTCGGCGAAAAACCCAGCGCGTCAGGCACAGGGGAGTATCAGCCGTGCGACCGGGGAAGGCTTTGAGGCGCAGATCCTCACGGCCTGCGCGTATTACCGGGCGCATGGCATCGCGGAGATTGACAAGACGCCGGAGCCGATCAAGGTCATTTCCGGCCGGCATCAGAATCCGAGCGGCTGCTGGTCGTTCGAGGCGGTTTTCACCAAGCAGGCGCAGCCGGATTTTCAGGGCACGATCGACGGCGGCCGCAGCGTGGTGTTTGAAGCCAAGGCAACGGACAAAGACCGCATCCTGCAAAGTGCGGTCACGGAAGAGCAGGCGCGTGCACTGAAATCGCACGCCAATATGGGCGCACTGGCGTTTGTACTGGTGTGCCTGCGCGGCCGCGCGGTCTATCGCGTGCCGTGGGAAGTGTGGTGGCGGATGCGGCAGCATTTCGGCCATAAGTACATGACGGCCGAGGAGCTGGAGCCGTACCGGGTGCAGATGCGCCGGGGCGTGATCCTGTTTCTCGGCGATCCGGAGTGAGGTGGGCACATGGCAATCAAAAACTATACGACGAAAGTGGACGTATATACGTCCATCGGGGAAATCCAAGGCGCGCTTGCACGCCACGGCGCCACCAAGATCATGATTGACTACGATAATGGCAAGCCGCAGGCGATCGCGTTTGGGATCGACACGCCGGTTGGGCCGCGTGGCTTCCGCCTGCCGGCGGCCGTGGATGGGACGCTGCGGGTGTTTGCAAATCAGAAGATCAAGGCCGACCACGAGCAGGCGGAAATGACTGCGTGGCGGAACGTGCGCGACTGGGTGCTGGCGCAAATGGCGCTGATCGAATCCTGCGATGTGCCGATGCAGCAGATCTTCCTGCCGTATATGGCAGATGATCGCGGACGGACGGTGTACGAGCTGTATGCCGCCGGGCAGCTCGCGCTCGGCGCGGGGGAGGCGACATGATGCTGCGTACACAGGAGACGCTTGACGGCGAGATCATCGTTGACAGCTTTGCCGGTGGCGGCGGCGCGTCCACGGGAATCGAGCTGGCGCTTGGGCGCGTCGTCAATGTGGCAATCAATCACGACCCGGCAGCGATCCGGATGCACGAGGCGAACCATCCGTACACGGAGCATTACCAGGCATCTGTCTGGGATGTGGATCCGGAGACGGTCTGCCGAGGGCGGCCGGTGGCGCTGGCATGGTTCTCGCCGGACTGCAAGCATTTTTCAAAGGCAAAGGGCGCGGCGCTTGTTGACCGCAAGATCCGGGGCCTTGCGTGGATTGCCCTGCGCTGGGCGGCGAAGGTACGCCCGCGCGTCATCATCCTCGAAAACGTCGAAGAGTTCCAGACGTGGGGGCCGGTGCGCAAAGAAAAGCCGGTAAAGAAGCTGGCCGGAACGACGTTTCAAAAGTTCATCGGGCAGCTTCGGGCACTGGGATATAGCGTGGAATGGCGCGAGCTGATGGCAGCCGACTACGGCGCGCCGACGACCAGACGCCGGCTGGTGCTGATCGCCCGCTGCGATGGGCGTGAGATCGTCTGGCCGGAGCGCACACACGCCCCGCGAGACAGCGCGGAAGTGCGCAGCGGCAAGCTGTTGCCATGGCGCAGTGCTGCAGAGATTATCGACTGGTCGCTGCCGTGTCCTTCGATTTTTTCGACGAAGGATGAAATCCACGAGCGGTACGGCATTGCCGCCGTCCGGCCGCTGGCGGACAACACCATGCGCCGCATCATTCGCGGCGTGGACAAGTTCACGATCAAATCCGGGGCGCCGTTCATCGTTGAGTGCAACCATTCAGGAGGTGGGCACGTCACGGATAGCCAAGAGCCGTGTAAAACGATTATGGCAAAGCACACAGGAGGCATTTGCCGGCCGATTCTCGCTCCGCTGACGATGACAAATACCAGCAACAGTGTCGGGGCACCGGTCTCCGAACCAATGAACACAGTCCGTACAGGCGGAGGCGGCGGGCAGATGCTGCTATCGCCGTCACTGATCCAGTACCACACGGAGAAAACAGAAAGCGCCCGAGCGGCTGGACTGGATAAGCCCGTCTGCACGGTGGACGCCTCGAACCGTTACGGCCTTACCTGCGTGAATCTGGTGGAGTATTACGGTGCCGGCCGACCGTTGGACGCGCAAGAGCCGATGCATACGGTCACGAGCCACGACCGGGAAGCTGTGGTTGCTGCACATGTAGTCAAGTATTACAGCGGGGTGGACGGTGAGAAAGCGGGAGAGCCGCTGCCGACAGTGACGGCCATCGACCACAATGCGGTATGCGCTGCCCACATAGTCAAGTACAAGCGGGACGAAGTCGGCACACGGCCGTCGGAGCCGCTGCCGACACAGACAGCGAGCGGCGTGTTTGGATGCTGCAAGGCAGTGCTTTGTAAAATCGGCACATCCGAGCGGCTTCACTACTGGCCGCAGATCCGCGACTTGCTGAACCGGTACTGCGGCTATGCGCTGGGCGAGGACGATCTGCTGCTCCTGTCAATCGGCGGGGCGCCGTACTATATCGCGGATATCGGCTTGCGGATGCTGTCGCCTCGGGAGCTGTACAACGCCATGGGCTTTCCGCCGGATTACATCATCGACCATGATGCGGCCGGAAAGCCATACCCGAAGACGCAGCAAGTAGCCAGATGCGGCAATGCCGTCTGCCCGCCGATGGCTGCGGCCGTTGTGGCAGCGAACCTACCGGAGTATGCAATGCCCGGGAAAATTGAGACGATGGCTGCACTCGCTGATGCGGTGGCTATGTAAAAAACAAAGGAGGACAACCATGAAGATCTACATATCAGGGAAAATCGCCGGCGATCCGGACTATAAAAGGAAATTCGCCCGAGCGGCTGCACAGCTTGAGCGGCAGGGCGCGACGGTCATCAATCCGGCCACAGCGCCGGAGGGGTTGGCCAAGCTGGACTATATGCGCATCTGTTTCGCCGAGATGGAGGCGGTGGACTACGTCGTGTTTCTTCCGGACTGGGCGGAATCTGCCGGCGCGAAGCTGGAACGCGCGTGGTGCGACTATGTCGGCGTGCCGACGGCAGACTGGGACAATTTTCGGGTAGATATGCTTGTAAGGAAGTCGCACGGCTGCACATTCCGCGAGCTGCTGGTTATGGAGCATCCGGACAAGGTGGATGCATGCTTCATCGGCGGGTGTGCGGGATGTCCGGAGGAATACGGATATGAGCCGGGAAATGGTACTGAATGTCTATGCGAAAAGAACTGGAATACAAAGAAAAGCGTGCCGCAGATATGCACAGAGTGCTGGGATCGCATCGTCCCGGGGAGCGAGGCGGTGTGAAATGATGACTGACAAAGGAGGTGAGGATGTTGGACTGGAAGCGGGAGGCGGCTGATGAGCTGCGCAACTACATGAACCGAAAGGCGGCAATTGCAAACATCAGCGATCAGATCGCTGACCTGGCGACAGAGATCACAAGCATCCGCAGCGCATCGGCGGACGGCAGTCCGGTCGCCGGCGGCTCAAACGGCAGGGACGATGCGCTCGTCAACAACATCCTGAAACGTGAGCGGCTGGAAGAGGCGCAGCGCTTGACCGAGAACCGGGTGCGCCGCGTGGATCGTGCCTTGAATCAGCTCTCAGAGCGGGACCGCTGCGTGCTGCAGCGCTTTTATATCACGCCGTGCATCGGCGGCGTCGAGCGGCTGTGCCGGGAATTGGCCATCGAGAAGCCAACAGCATACCGTTGGAAAGACAGCGCGCTGCGGAATTTCACGATTATCATGTATGGCCTCACGGAGAGCTGACGGAAAGATGAGAAAAAAGTGAGACGATTTTTTCGAAAATCTGTGTTAAAGTGATATCGCGGGATTGCGAGAGAGACCAGTCCCGCAAGTCACTTTGTGATATACCTCTCTTCCTTTGATCCTTTTTGCAGAATGTACGCATGGCTTTTTCTCTTGTCTCTGTCAACTCCGGTTTTCTCATGTCTCTCAACAAAGCAAAGCACCGGCCCGGCTTCGGGTTCGGTGCTTTGTGCATTCTGGTGCGGTTATGAATCTGAAACAACTTACCTATAAACTGCAGGCGGCGCTGAACCAGCGCGGCGAGCATTACAAAGTCAATCAGTTACAGCACTACTCCGAGCGGCTTGGCCGGATGGTAACAAAATACGTGCTGGAAAAGGCAGAAACCGATGAAACCGGGAATCATATCAGCACGCGCGTACTGGAGACTTACAGCGTGGCGGATGTCGTAAAAACGCTGGCGAAAATCTATAGCGGGTGATCCCATGAATCTCACGCCAAAGCAGCGCGCTTTTGCGGATTTTTACATCGAATTTGGCAACGCGACCGAGGCGGCGCGCAGAGCAGGGTACTCGGCAAAAACCGCCAAATCCATCGGAGCGGAAAACCTGACAAAACCTGACATAAAAATCTATATAGCGCGGCGGCAGGAAAAAATCGAATCCGAGCGCACGGCATCCCTGAAAGAGATCCAGGAGCTGCGCACGGCGATCATGCGTGGGCAGGAAAAAGACCAGTTCGGCATCGAAACCTCCATCGCTGACCGCCTCCGTGCGGCGGGTGATTTGGAGAAGTCGCTGCGCATTAAAGAAGAGCAGGAGACCAGGGCGGCGGCGCGCGCATCTGCGCACTACGAGCTGCCCGCGCGTGTCCTTGGCAGGGCGTTCGTCGACATCAACCGGCGCATTCAGCCGAACATGACGTACGTCTTCGAGGGCGGCCGCGGCGGCCTGAAATCGTCATATATATCCCTGAAAATCGTCGAGCTGCTGAAAAACAACCCGACGATGCACGCCTGTATCATCCGCAAGATGGGCAACACTCTGAAAGACAGCGTGTATGCCCAGATGAAATGGGCGATCAACGAACTGGGGCTGTATGATGAATTCAACTGCAAGCTGTCGCCGCTGGAAATCGTGCTAAAAGAAACCGGCCAGACGATCTATTTTCGCGGCTGCGACGATCCGTTGAAGCTGAAATCCATTAAGCCGCCGTTTGGCTATATCGGTATTCTGTGGAAGGAAGAAAAAGACCAGCTTTGCGGGCCGGAAGAAGAACGTTCTATCAACCAATCCGTGCTGCGTGGCGGCGCGGATTCTTACGACTTTTCGTCCTATAACCCGCCAAAAAGCAAATCCAGTTGGGTCAACAAGGAGCGGCTCGTCCCGGATCCGGGGCGCGTTTTCCACCATTCTAGCTACACGGAAGCCCCGCCGGAATGGCTGGGCGCGAAGTTTATCGCCGACGCGGAACACCTGAAAGAAGTCAACCCAGCGGCGTATGAGCACGAATATGAAGGCGTGGCCAACGGTGACGGCGGCAGCGTCTTTGACTATCTGGAACAGCTGGAGATCACAGACGAAGAGATTTCACATTTCGACCGCATCTTCCAGGGCGAGGACTGGGGCTGGTATCCCGACCCGTATTGCTTCATCCGTTGCTACTACGACAGCGACCGCGAGGCGGTGTATATCTTCGCAGAACACTACGTCAACAAGGAATCGAACGAACAGACGGCGCGTTGGATCATCGAACACGGCTATGACGATTACACCATCACGGCCGATTCGGCCGAACCGAAAAGCGTCAACGATCACCGCGAAATGGGCTTACCCGTCACCGGTGCCGTTAAAGGCCCGGGGTCGATCGAACACGGCATGAAGTGGCTGCAGCGCCGGCGCATCATCATCGACCCGGTGCGCTGCCCGAATGCAGCGAAAGAATTTTCAGAATACGAATACGAGCGGGACAGAGACGGCAACGTCGTCACCGGATACCCGGACGTGAATAACCATAGCATCGACGCCACGCGGTACGCACTGGAACCGCTGACGATGCGCAGGGGGGCAAGTGCATGACTGTAAATATTTTGGGGACGGAATATGAAATCATTGAAGCCGCGGCGGCCGAAGATGCAATGCTTGAAAAATGCGATGGTTACTGCGACAAAACGGTAAAGACCATTGTTATTTCAAAAAAGGCCAAAGACTGCGACCTAAAAGACTATAGCGTCTATCAGAAAAAAGTTATGCGTCATGAGATCATTCATGCATTTCTGTTTGAAAGCGGGCTGTCCGAAAACTTTACGCATCCGGAATACGGCCATGACGAAACATACGTGGACTGGATTGCTTCGCAGTTTCCGAAAATGTGCGAAGTGTTCAAGGAGGTTGGCTGCCTGTGAAAATCAATATCCCGCTGGACAGCGTGAAAAAGCAGATCCGCGAAGAATTCCACATTGCGCCGCTGGTAACGCCGGAAATGCGCGAAGCGGAAGACCTGTGGATGCAGATCTGGATGGGCACCCCGCCGTGGGCAAACGATCAGGATCGCACCATCAATTTTGCGAAGGCCGTGACCGGCGAAGCTGCGCGCCTTGCGACGATGGGCGTCAGCGTCGAACTGTCCGGCTCGGCCCGCGCGGATTGGCTGCAGGAACGTCTGAACGAAGAACTGATTCCGTTCCTGCGTGACATGGTGGACGTTGGCTGCGCCGCCGGCATGTTCCTGCTGAAACCCACGCCGGACAGCATCGGTCTGTACACGCCGCCGGAATTTACGATCACGGCTGTGGACAACCGCAAGCGTGTGATCGGCGTCGTGCTGTATGACACGAAGGCAACGCCGGATTATTACTACGTCAAGGCCGAATACCACCGCTATGAAGGGACGCATTATGTGGTTTCCAACCGCGCGTTTCGGGTGGCGAAGGGCAAAACAGCGGCATCCCGTGTAAATCTGGATGAAGTGCCGGATTGGGTGGGCATCCTGCCGGACGCCGTGCTGGATGATACCTCGCCGCTGTTTGCCGTGTGCACCATGCCAGACGCCAACAATATCGACGGCGGCGCCTGCGGTATGTCCATCTATGCCAACGCCCTGCCGGAGCTGCGTGGACTGGATGTTGCATGGTCGGCCATGGTGGACGAAATTCAGGATTCCCGGTCGATCGCCCTTGTGGATGACCGTCTGCTGCGCGAGCCCGGCCGGAAAAATGTTTCCGTGCGGCTGCCGCGCTATGTGCAAAACGTTGCCGGCTCGGCGGCCGAAAGCTTCTATCAGGAAATTGACCGCAAGCTGAAAACAGGCGAACGCCAGACGGGCATCAATCTGCTGCTGCAAAGCCTGTCGACCAAGTGCGGCTTTTCAGAAGGCTATTTCAGCTATAACGAAAAGCAGGGCCTTGCCACCGCGACGCAGGTGGAAGCCGATGACCGCCGTACCATCCAGCGCATCAAGGACATCCGCGACCGCATCCAGGCAGCTGTGGATGATCTGATCCAGGCACTGAACGACTACGCCGACATCTACGATCTGGCGCCCTATGGTACGTATACCGTGGCGTATAATTTCGGCGACATCACGTACAGCTACGAAGAAGACCGGCAGAACACGAAAAGCCTTTGCCAGCTGGGCGTTTTGCCGTGGTGGATGTATCTGGTGCGCTTTGAAGGGTTCAGCGAGGACGACGCAAAAGCGGCCTATGCCGAAGCCAACACAGCGAAACCGGGGCTGTTCCCTGATACCGAATGATTACCCCGGAACAGTTTCAGGAAATCGGCGAAACCCTGCTGCCGCTGCTGGACGGCCTGACGGAATGGATCGCGCGAGACATGATCGAGCGCTTCATGATCCGGTTCGGCCGCGGAGAAAAGAAGCTGCTGACCGGCACGGACGAGTGGCAGGCGTGGGTGCTGGAACAGGCTGGAGGGAATCTGGATGAAATCCAGAAGGCGCTAGCCAAAAACACCGGCAAATCGCAGCAGGAAATCGCAAAGATCTTCAAGGACAGCGGTATTCAGGCGGCAAAGGCAGACGCCGAAGCTGCCGCTGTGACGTTTTCCGGCCTGTCGCCCCGCATGATGGCGATCATTACAGACGCCTATGAACGCACGGTCGGTGAAATATCCAACATCACGCGCACAACGGCCGGCGCGACCAATCAGGCGTTTATCGACATCTGCGACGCGGCGTGTTGGAAAGTGCGCACCGGCGCGCAGCCCTATACCGCCGCCATGCTCGACGGCGTGAAGGCGCTGGGGCAGGTGCAGCCGATCGTGCGCTATCCGTCCGGCCATAAGGACACGCTGGAAGTGGCGGTGCTGCGCTGCATCCGCACCGGCGTGGCGCAGTCATCCGGGAACATGACGATCCAGCAGTGCAAAGACATGGGCTGGAATCATGTGCTGGTGTCGCAGCATCTTGGCGCGCGTGTGTCCGATACCGACCCAATCGCCGATCATGCCGGCTGGCAGGGCAAGGTGTACTGCATCGACGGCAAGGACGCGCAGTTTGATAACCTGCTGGATGCGACCGGCTACCCGGAGAACCCGCTGGGCCTGTGCGGCTATAACTGCCGCCATTCTTTTACGCCGTTCCTGCCGGGCGTCAGTCAGAATCACAACAAGCCTATCGACACCGAAGCCAACCGCCGCGCATATGAACTGTCGCAGACGCAGCGTGCGATGGAACGCCGCATCCGGGCGCAGAAGCGCAAGTGTGCGGCGCTGCACACAGCCGTGAAAAACTGCGAAGATCCGGCGGCCAAGGCAAAACTGCAGGAAAAATACACGCAGTCCGCCAAGCGCCTGCAGGAGCAGAACGCGGCCTACACGAAGTTCTGCGCCGATAACGACCTGAAACCGTATCACGAGCGGCTGGCTGTTGCGGGTTGGGATCGCTCGGCGGCGTCAACCGCGTCCGCGGCGGTGCGAGAGCAAAAGCGCGTCGACAAAATGATAGCCGAGTTTAACGCCGAGCATATGGCGAAAGATCCTGCAGAACTTCTTCCAAAGCACGAATATGCGCACGGTGTAAAAGAAAAGCTGTTGAACTATTCGCTTAATATGAAGGAGGGCGCTAGTGGGCGAGATAAGGCGGTTGTATTTCAGGCGGCGCTGGGGTATAATGCAAACAATTACGAGCTGCTTATGCAGGAGATTATGGCGGGCGTTGGCAGGTATAAGGCCAGCGGGAAAACAACCACAGAGCATGGGGAGAAATTTACCGTGCGTATGCTGGTGAAGGGCGCAAATGGACGCTATGTCCCGATTAGAACGGGGTGGATCATCGCCCCGGAGGATAGGACTCCGCGCATGACGACGGCATTTGTGGACAGATGAGGAGGGAAAAATGATATGCAGAGGCCAAAAGAATATGATTGTGTTCGCTTGAAGGATGGGAGAGAGGGGACAATCGTGGGGGTCTATTCGGGGGATGTATATCTGGTTGATATTGATTATCCGCCGGAGCGGCTACACGAGATTGAGGATACAACAGAGTTCATCAAAGCGACGGATATTGAAAAGATCACTTATGTACATATCGTGGAATAAACAATCGGATAAATTTTAGCGGAAATTTATTTCACATAATAATTCGAGGGACCATCTTACCAATCGGCAAGGTGGTTTTCTTATACCCAAAATCAAATCAGGATACGCAGGGGCGGACGGGAAACCGGCTGCCCCTTTGCCATATCACGACCCCGCCGGTGGTTCATCCGGCTCAATCCGTACAGTCGACGGGCTGTTAAAAATCACGTTCAGGAGGATTACGCATGAAGAACATCGAGACCATTCTTTCCGACTTCGGTATTACGATCCCGGAAGGAAAGGCGGCGGATCTGCGCAAGGCCGTCGCCGAGAACTACAAGACCGTGGCGGAATTCACCAAATTGCAGGAACGCCACGACGCGCTGGACACATCGCTGAAAGACGTGCAGGGCAAGCTTGCAGCCTTTGACGGCGTGGATGTCGCAGCGCTGAAAGGTCAGATCACGACCCTGACCAATGACCTGCAGACCGAGCGGGACAACCGCAAGAAGGACGCTGCCGCCGTGAAACTGCGCAGTACGGTGGACACGTTCCTGTCGGGAAAGCATTTCGTCAACGACATCACGCGCGAAAGCATCACGGACAAGTTGGTAACGGCTCTGGGGTCCGACGATGCGCGCGGCAAGTCGATCGACGACCTGTTTACCGGCCTTGTCACCGATCAGAACGGCAAGGAGATCCCCGGCATCCTTGTGGCCGATCCCGCCAGCAAGGCGCGCTTTTCGTCCGATCACAGCGGCATGGTGCCGCCGGCGGGGGGCGCAAAAGAATACGTAGCCCAGAAATACAAAAACAACCCGTTTTTCAGGGGCTAAGACTACGAAAGGAAATGATGATCTATGTCTATCCAGTATGGATCCATGTATGTCGATGAACAGTACAAGGCAACTGTTCTTCCCAACCTGTTTTATAAGACCTGGCTTGTGCCTGGCGTGACCTATCAGGACGTGATGGTCGACGGCGCCGGCGGCTGCTACTGGCACAAGCTGACCTCAACCGCCGCGTCTGTCGGCACGCCCGGCCGTGACTTCACGGACACCGCTGCCGCTGACACGCTGGTTCAGGCTGTTTTCAACAACAACCTGCAGGCGTCGAAGAAGATCTACGGCGTGCAGGCTGCCGCTGTGGCGTTCCCGATTGCCGAGGAGCATCTGGCCCTTGCCACCCGTGAAGTCGCGGAGGCAAAGAACCAGTGCGCGCTGGCCTGCCTGATCTCCGAGGGTACTGCATCCACCAACACCACAAAGACCACCGCGGCCAACTTCAAAGCCCAGGTACTGGCCGAACGCAAAGCCATGGTCAAGGCGAAAGCCAACCCCACCATCGTGCTTTGCAGCCCGGACTTTTTCGCGACGATGCTGGAGTTCGCCGGTGAGAAGTATATCCCGACGTCCAACGAAATGCTGCTCGCCGCCGCTGCCGGCGGCCAGGTAGGCAGCTTCATGGGCTTTACCTGGATCGAAGTCAACGGCTTCGCGTCGTCTGCTGATCTTGCCTACTATCCGCACGGTGGTACGAAGGCCAGCGTCACGGCGGCGAACCTCGCGAAGGTGGAATTCATCATGTACGATCCGAACGCCTTCGGCGTCGGCGATAACTTCAGTATTGTCCGCATGGTCGATTCTGAGCTGTTTGCCGGTACGAAGGCACAGGTCGAGGAAAACGCTGCTCTGCGTGTGCTGGACGCTGCGCAGGTGCACGTGAAGTCCTACGCAAGCGCGTGATCGGCAGGTGAATCACGGTGTACGCGGATTTTGACACATACGTAAAACGGTACGGGGACGATCTGTCCCCTTTTTGCGACGAAGTGACTGCTGCCCGCTACCTGCGTGCGGCGTCGCGGGAGATCGACCGCTTTACGTTTGACCGCTTCGGCGGCACGCTGCCGGAATCCACGATCGACGCCGAAAAGCTGCAGGACTGCGCGTGCGAACTGGCCGAATGCCTTTACCGCATTGACCAGGCGCGTGACAGTGCGGCTGAAACCGCAGACGTCGGCGGCGTAAAAACCGCCGGCCCTGTGGCGTCGGTGTCGTCCGGCAGCGAATCGATCACATACAAGGCGGCCGACAGCTGCTACACGACCGCCGCGAAGACTACGGCGGCACGTGACGAACTGGTGTTTGACTTGCTTCGGCGCTGGCTTTCCGGCGTGGCCGTGGATGGCGTCCTTGTGCTGTACGCGGGGGTGACGTGCTGATGCTGCTGCATAGCGATACGATCACGCTTTTTTCGCGCGTGCGCGGCGCGCGCGGACAGGCTGATACGTGGGTGCGGCACGTGCTGGCCGGCGTCAAGGTGGAAGCAAAAACCGCTATGACGCCAGGTACGACCGGCGATGTGCCGGGGCACTATGTGCTGCTGCTTGTGCCGAAAGCGGCCATTGGCGCGCTGACCTATGCGACGCCGGAAGTGTACCAGGCGGCGGATGACCGCAGCGGCATGATTGCGTTTCAGCCGGGCGATTATTTCTGCCGCGGCGAGCACGACTGGGCGGAATACGATGTGCTATGCAAAGTCACGGAGTGCCACCGCATCACATCCTGCGCGTGGTTTCCGCTGATTGCACACTTCGAGGTGACAGCGTCATGAGCGGCATCAAGCACTATAAGGACGTCAGCTATGTCAAAGGGCACGTCCGGGTAAATCTCCGGTTCGCCAAATACGGCCCGCGATTTGCCAAAGCGCAGGAATGGCTGGGGCAGCAGGTGCTTGCGGACAGCAAACTATACATGCCGTTGAAAACCGGCAGCCTGCAGCAGCGTTCATACGTCGCAGAAGGTGGCCGGCAGGTTGTGTTCCCAGGCCCATATGCACGGTATCTGTATATGGGTAAGGTCATGGTCGACCCGGAAACCGGTTCGCCGTGGGCGCGTAAGGGCGCCGTGAAAGTTGTAACCGACCGCGATCTGCGGTTTGCGGCCGGCGTGCCGCACTGGGCGGAAGTCGCGCAAAACGAACACGGAAAAGAATGGGCGGATGGCTGCAAGCGGATCATCCTGGGGGAATCAAATGGTTGACACAAAAGATTTTTCAACGATCCTGAGCGGCTTGCTGAATGATTTCCCGGCCATTGGCGCGCGGGAAATCCGATTCGGCGAGCTGGGCGACAAGTCCGGCGTCGGGATCTATCCGTCCGCTGCGGCGACGGTGATCAGCGAAACGACCGACATCATGGGCGGTGTGTACCAGAAATGCAACTATGCGTTTCAGGTGGTATATCGCGCCGTACCGCAGTCGGAAACTGACCGCATCCACATCAAGGGCTGGCTGGACAAACTGGCACGCTGGCTGGAAAAACAACCGATCACGGCGGACGGCCAGCAGCACACGCTTGCCGCGTGGCCAGACCTTGGCGATGGCCGGACGATCACCGCGTTTGTACAGGTGTCGGCGGCCTATCTGGCCGGGCGCTATGCCGATGGCGTGGAAGACTGGGCCGTGTCCCTGTCGATGCGGTACGACAACAATTTTGAAAGGTGATGTATATTATGCCTGAAAGTACGACTTTTAACACAACCGCGGGACAGACGATTGCCCGCAAACTGCTGATGGCCTTCCTGAATACCGGCACGTCTTCCGCACCCGTTTGGTCGATCATCGGCAAGCGCGTGGAAGACAGCAGTCAGGAATATGACTGGAACAAAGAAACCAAGCAGGACATTCTCGGCAATACGTTTACCACCATGTCCGCGCCGACCATCACGCAGACCTTTGACCCGTGCAATCTGGACGCCGGCGAGACCGCGCTGACGAAGCTGTGGCAGCTGGCGATTAAGGATCAGGACGTTGCGGCGCTGGCCGAACAGGACATGATGATCGTGCACTGCTATGCCGGCACGAAGGACACGGCAATGTTTGCTGAACGATATAGCGGCTGTGCGATTGAAGTGAAGTCGCTGGGCGGCGACAAGACAGTGGACATGCCGTTTGATGTGACCTACGGCGGCACGCGCACGGTCGGCACTGCGGCCATTGCGGACGGCGTGGCCACGTTCACGAAGGCGACGGCATAAGGGGGGTGACGGCGTGAGCAATAACATTTCTTTTGAAACCGGCCTGAAAGCGTTCACCATCAATGGCGACGCAAACCGGAAGATCTATTTTGACCCGAACGACATCGGTATCATCGACCGGCTGGAAGCGGCAGCGATGGCGATCAAGGCCAAAGCCGACGAAATGGGCACGCAGGAAAGCGATACGGACGCCCGCACGACGATCCGCGAACTGGACGCCTACGCACGCGAGCAGGTGGACGCGGCGTTCCCTTCGCCCGTCTGCGATACAGTGTTCGGCAAAGCCTGCTGCGTTTCGCTCACGCCGTCCGGTTCCCTGCAAATCATTTCGTTCCTGGAAGCGGTTTCGCGCCAGATTCGGCGCGAGATGGACGCTGCGACCGCTGCCGCACAGAAGCGTCAGGCAAAATACCTGGATAAATACAACGGCGGCGGTCAGCGCAGGAAGAAGCGCAGATCATGAATACCGGCCTGCCGAAGACTGCATGTATCGGCGGCCGGCGTTTTCGTATCCGCAGCGACTTCCGTGAAATTCTGGACATATGTGCCGCACTGAATGACCCGGATCTGACAGATCAGGATCGCGCCGAAGTGGCGGTCAAGATCTTTTACCCGGACTGGGATCAGATCACGGACATGGCCGCAGCGGTGAAATTCATGCTGTGGTTTTTGGATGGTGGTGTGGATCGCGGCGACCAGCGGCAGCAGCCGAAGCAGATGGACTGGGAGCAGGATTTCCCGATGATCATTGCGCCGATCAACCGCGTGGCCGGGCGGGACGTGCGCGCACTGCCGTATATGCACTGGTGGACGTTCATCGGATATTATATGGAGATCGGTGACTGCACGTTTTCCACGATCCTGGACATCCGGCGGAAGCTGCGCAAGCACAAGAAACTGGAAAAGTGGGAGCGAGAATACTACGACGAAAACCGGGAATTGATCGATTTCAAGTCGGCGCATCTGACCGACGACGAAGACGAATTTATCCGGCAGCTGATGACAGGGGGTGTGCGCGATGGCTGATGTTGTCGGCGATCTGGTATACGAAGCAGCGATTGATAGCGGCAAGTTTGACGCGGGGCTTGCGAAGCTGGAAAACAACGCGAAAAAGGCCGCGAACAATGTGGACAAGGCCGCACAGAAGGTCGACGAATTGAAAAAGCAGCTCGCGGAGCTGCGGGCCGTCGAAGAAAGCGAAAAGAAAACCAGAAGCACCGGGACTGTGACGCAGGAAACCGGTGAAGCGATCCAGAAAACGACGCAGCAGCTGAAAGACGCGCAACTGCAACTGCAGGGATTGCAGGCGGACAAGGCCAAGGCAAACGACGCTATAGGTGCCTACATGCAGAAGCAGCAGTCAGCGGCTGCATCGACGTCGAAAGTGTCCGAACAAATGGGCAAATTCGCAAAGCGCATTGCCACCATCGCGAAGAAAGTGTTTATCTTTACGTTGATCGCGAAGGCGCTGCGCGCCATGCGGTCTGTGCTGCTGAACACCATCAACGCAGACAAGCAAATGTCTGCGTCCCTTGCGCAGATCAGGGGCAATCTACTGACGGCCTTCGCGCCAATTTATAGTTTTGTTCTTCCCGCCATTCGGACGCTGCTGTCATGGCTGGCGAAGCTTACGGCCGTTATTTCGTCTGTATTTGGCGCAATCTTCGGCCAGACGGCATCGCAGGCACAGGCCAACGCCAAAGCATTGTACCAGCAGGCAAGCGCAACATCCGCGGCCGGTGACGCGGCGGAAAAAGCGAAGCGACAGCTTTCGGGGCTGGACGAAATGAACCGCTGGGAATCGAACGACAGTTCCGGCGGCGGAGGCGGTGGCGGCGGGTCTGCCGCGCCTGATTTTAGCGGCGTCAGCCAGGTCAAGCTGCCGGACAACGTCCAGGCGGGGTTGACGAAAATCGGCGAAGCACTTCGTTCAATCATCGAATCCCTGAAGCGTATCTGGGATTCGCCGGTCGTGCAGTTCATCGTGAAAACCGTCTTGTATGTGGCGATGCAGCGAATCGCGTGGATTCTTAGCAGCGTCGGTTTGGTGCTGGAAGGTATCGCCGACATACTAGACGGCAACGTGTGGGAAGGCATCAAAAAAGTAGGCCTCGGTTTGTTGGATTTAATGAATCCGATTGGCGGCCTGCAGGACGGCTTCAAATCCCTGTGGGAAAAAGTCGCCTCCGGCGCTTTATCCGCCTGGGAGGGCATCAAAAACGCGTTCAAATCCGTGCCGGAATGGTTTCAGGGCAAATTCCGCGATGCATGGCAGAAGGTTAAGGACGTGTTTTCGACCGGCGGCCGTATCTGGTCAGGCATCAAGGAAGGCATCGAAAACACCTTCCGCACGGTCGTCAACGCCATCATTCGCGGCATGAACACGATCATCGCCGTGCCGTTCAACAAGATCAATTCCATGCTGAATACGATCCGCAATGCGCACTTCCTCGGCATTTCACCGTTCCAGAATATGTGGGGCGTGAATCCGCTGCCAGTGCCGCAGATCCCGATGCTGGCGCGCGGCGCGGTCATCCCGGCGAACCGGCAGTTCCTTGCCGTGCTGGGCGACCAGCGCAACGGCAACAACCTGGAAGCGCCGGAATCCCTGCTGCGCCAGATCGTGCGCGAAGAAGCTGGCAGCGCTGGCAGCCGATACGAATTCATTGCGCGGCTGGATCGCCGGGCGCTGTTTGACGAAGTCATTACCGAAGCAAAACTGCGGAAAGGGCAAACGGGTAAAAACCCGCTTGTAGCGGTGTAACACATGGCACAAGAATACATTAAAATTCGCAAAAGCGCGTCGGATGGCTGGCTGGTACTTCCCCAGCCGGATTCCGGCGCGCTGTCGTATGACTTCGAAACGACCTACACGGAAGACAGCGGCCGCGTCCAGACGGGCGTGGCTGTTGTCAGCCCGCTATTCACGGTGGAAGCACTAGGGTATAGCCGGGCGTCAATCAGCAAAACCATGCTGTCGCAGATCCTGAAGATCATCGCCAAAGGCCAGCAATTCCAGCTGCACTACTTTTCCGCCTACTATGGCGCGTGGTGTACGTCGTGGTTTTACGTCGGCAAGGGGCAGCTTGACATTGGCCGGCTGAACGAAAACAAGGAACTGTTTACGTCCCTGGAATTTAACATGGTCGGCGTCAATCCGCTGACGTGATGGGGGTGACATGATATGCGAACAGTTGAAAGCCAGATCACAAGCGTTTACCCGTCGCAGACGAACTTCGTGGTCGATGTATCTTTTACGTGGGATCATGATGTCACATTTGTCTGGGGCGACGAAACCGTGACAATCAAGGCCGGCAGCTATCTGCAGGAAGGCCGGCAGTTTTTTCGCCCTGGTGGTACGAAGATTACGGCGCAGACGGCGTCCAGCAGTTACCCGGTCGGACTTTCGGTGTGCAAATGTGCGACGATCGAAATGTACGACATTGGGTGGTCAAACGCCGACTACTGGTCAGTGTACGAAGGGGCCACGGCGCACCTGAAAGCGGCGATCACTATTGACGGCGTTGAGCGCATGGTGGACATGGGCAGCTTCAAGGTCTACGAAGTGGAAACCGTGCACGAAGTTACCACGCTGACCTGTTACGACGCCATGAAGGCGGCAGACGTGCTGTGCCCGGCGGCGATGCAGGGCGAACACAGCTATCCGGAACTGTGGCAACTGGCGGCGCAGCAGCTTGGCCTGACGGCTGGCCCGCTGGATTTGCAGTATAACGCGCTGGCGACCGTGGATGCGAAGCATACCATCCGGCAAGTGATCGAAGCAATCGTGCTGGCCTGCGGCGGCAATGCTGTTGTATCAGGAAATACGCTGTTTGCACGGCTTGTGCCGTCGGCAGCGGACGTTACGCTGGCGCAGTGGATCAATCCGGTAGAAGTGGCGAAAACGCCGGTAGAAGTTACAGGCGTGCGAGTGAAAAAGACGTTCGCCAGTGACGGGCAGGAGCACACGTATTTTTTTGGTGCCGGAGGCTACGTCGTTGAACTGAACGACGACAACCTGTGGCTGGGAATTGAAGGGCCGGCAGGGTCGATCACCGTTGCCGCCGAAGCTGCTGCTGCGTCGCTGTACGTGCAGCTGAAAGAAAAGCCGGTATATAAATTTTCTGGTGATCTTCCGTCTGATCCGCGCCTTGACATTTTCGACAAGGTCATCGTCAAGGACATCAACGGCCGGGAATACCCGTCAATCATCACGGAGTACACATTCGTTTTTTCCGGCAAAACATCGGTCGGGAATAGCGTCGAATCCGGCAGCAGCTACAACACGTCCGACGGCGGCGCATCCGGCAGCGGTTCGGACGGCGCGGCTGGGGCCGACTACATCATCGCGCAGGGCACGACCGGTGCGTGGACGTGGCGAAAGTGGGCATCCGGTATCGCCGAGATGTGGGGCATTTTTAGCGCCGACACTTTGGCCGTGGATAATGCGTGGCATAACGTGTACTACGGCACGTGGATGGGCTTGGCCGCAAACAAGGCAGGGCGGAAATATCCTTTTGACTTCGTGGCCGCGCCTGCTGTGACGGCGACGCCTTACAGCACGACGTCGGCGGACTTCTGGCTGCTGACAGATAGTGCCAACAATATCGGGACGGCGCTGACACACGCGCCTGCCTATGCCTGCGTGCTGCCAGCAAGCGCCACGATTACAGGCCCGCAGATACACTACCATGTCATCGGCAAATACAAGTAAAGGAGGCAACCACATGACAATCTCGATCGCAGATGGACGAGGGTCGCTGTGGCAGTGGGACACCGGGCGGCGGGTCAAGATCACCGACGGCGACGGCGTAAAGCAAATACACTATCAAAATCGATGCTTCGGCTGCAGCGTGGACGTGGATGTTGAGGACGACGGCACAGCCATCATCCCGGCCGAGCTGCTGCAGGACTGGCACCCGCTGACGGCCTACGCCTACATCACCGACGACACCGGCGCGTACACGGTGGTGCAGCAGGACTTTATCGTGCACAAGCGCGCGAAGCCCTCCGGATATGTATACACACCGACGGAGCACGCGGGCTTTGACCGGCTGCGTTCCGAGATCGGCGACCTTGACGACCTGACGACCAGCGCCACGGACAGCCTTGTTGCGGCGATCAACGAGGTGGCACGCTCGGGCGGAGGCGGCACAAAGTATCAGATCGGCAACGGGCTGATACTGGACGCCAAAACGAACACGCTTGCCGTTGATACTGCGGATGCGGTAGAGCGGGACAACACGAAGCCCATCACGTCCGCCGGTGTGTATCTGGAAATCGGCAACATTAACGCCTTACTTGCGACGATCTGAGGAGGAACGTATGAGTACACAAACTGAAATCACAAGATTGCAGACCGCCCGGAACAAGCTTCGGACTTGGCTTGTCGGTCTGGGGCTGGCAGCGTCCACGGACAAGCTGGACACGCTGGCGACCGCAGCTGCGGCCATTAAGAATCAGGGCGCCGTTGATGCAAGCGTCAAGGAGGGCGAGAGCTACACCATCCCGGCGGGCTACCACAACGGCACCGGCACGGTCAAGGGTGTTTCCGGCGGCGGTAACTATCAGCTTCAGGCAAAGACCGTCACCCCCACCAAAGAGCAACAGGCAGTCACCCCCGACCAGGGATACTATGGCCTGAGCGGCGTGACAGTCGGCGCGATTCCTGAAGCGTACCAGGATGTTTCAGCGACTACCGCCGCGCCAGGCGATGTGCTGGCGAACAAAGTCTTCGTTGACGCCGAAGGCGTGACCAAGACGGGCACCATGCCGGACAACGGCGCGGTCGCAAAGGTGCTGGATGCATCCACCGGCAATCAGGAATACACCGTCCCAGCCGGTAAGCACTCCGGCGCAGGAAAAGTCTCCATTGTGCTGGAAGACAAGTCGGCCACACCTGCTAAGGCCGCCCAGGACATCACCCCCACAAAGGGAAAGGTTCTCGGCAAGGTCGCAGTCGGAGCTATCCCGGATAAGTATCAGGACGTGTCCGGCGTGACGGCGACGGCGGCGCACGTACTTGCCGGTAATAAATTCGTGACGGCGGACGGCACACTTACTGCTGGCACGATGGCCAACAACGGCGCAATCAGCAAGACCATCGACGGCCTCACCGCGACCGAGGTGACCATCCCTGCCGGGTATACATCTGGAGGTAAGGTTTCGATGACGGCAGACATCGAGACCGCTTTGGCAGCAATCTAACGATCGGGGTGCACTATGAGCGTATCAAGTCAAATTACACGCCTCAGTCAGGCAAAGGCGGCCATTAAGGCGGCCATCAAAGCAAAGGGCGTGGATGTGCCGGATGCAACGCTGCTCGACGGCATGGCCGACGCCATCAAGAGCATACCCAGCAAGGACAATATCGTCCATGCGGATATCCCGGACTACATTAAGGCAGAGGCACTGGAAGTAGCCAAAAAGGTGCAAGCGGTACGAACGGCGGATAGCATTGTATTTGTCGCTGCGTCCGACGCACACCAGCTTGACACCAGTGCGGACATCGTGTCAGGAAATCAGCACGCCGGTATGGCGATGAAAGCGCTGGCGTATATGCTGCCCGGGATTGATTTCTGCTGTTACCTTGGAGATTACACGTGGGGGGCTAATACAACTACAATCGCAGAAATGAAGCGGCATATCACGGAAATCAATAGTGACATTGATGAAGCGTTTCTTGGCATCCCGCAGTTCCGCACTGTCGGCAATCACGATGCAGGTGCGTATGCTTCCGCACAAAATGGCACGACGATATCAGACGCAGAGCTTTACCAGATGATTGGGAAATACTGCGATGGTGCAACATTCGGGCCAACAACTGCTGGCTATTGTTATAGGGACTTCGACAGCAAAAAGCTGCGTGTAATTTGCCTCAACACTTCCGAAAGCCTGACGGCAAACACAGCGTCAACGGGTCATGTTTCCGATGCACAGGCAGTGTGGTTTGCTGAAACGCTGAAAGCAGTTGGGGCTAAAACCGGCTGGCGTGTGCTGACGCTTTCACATCACCCACTGGATTGGAGCGTCGTTAGTGTATGTTCCAATATTGTTAAGGCGTATGTAACTGGCGGCAGCATTACGGTAGGCGGAAAGACTGTTAATTTTGCGAACGCCAACAGCGCACAATTTCTTTGCGCGTTCCATGGGCACGTCCACTGCTTCAAGGCTGCAAAGCTGAACAGTATTTCCGGAAACACGGCGACGGAATTTAACGCATGGCGCGTGGCAATCCCGAATATGTGTTTTAGTCGCAACAATGAATACGGCCAGAACGGGAAAGGCGAATATTACGGCGTTGAATTTGGCGAAGAAACGACGTACAACAAAACCGCCGGAACGGCAGACGATACAACATTTGTTGTAAACGTAATCAATCCGGCTGCGCAGAAGATCTACAGTTACTGCTATGGCGCGGGCTATGACCGCGAGATCTTCACCGGCATCAAGACCGTGGCCGTGACGGGCGTAACGCTCAACGCCGCCTCCGGTAAACTGACCGTTGGCGGGCAGACCACGCTGACGGCGACCGTAAAACCCGCAGACGCGAGCAACAAGACGGTGACGTGGGCAAGCTCCGCGCCGACCGTGGCCAGCGTGGTCAACGGTGTCGTCACAGCGCTTGCGCCGGGCAGCGCCAAGATCACAGTAAAAACCGCAGACGGCGGCTTTACGGCAGAGTATGCGCTGACGGTCAAAGCCGCGACATCCGACCTGCTGGCGGACTATGGTTATGCGGACAATACCCGGCTTTCCACCAGCAGCGGCAGCGAGAAAGCCGCCGCAGGCTATGTGACCATTGGACACACGGCGGCGATCCCGATCGACAATACCAGATATCCCAACGGCGCGACCATCCGCGTGACCGGCGCGGTGAACTGTCTGGGCAACAACTGGTCTGGCGGCAATAACGGCGGCGACAGCGCGTTCGTGTTGTATACGACTGGCGGAACGCAGTTTTCGAAGGCGGGCTACATTGAGGCCAAGGCCACGACGGCGGGAACGTTTACGATCGACGCGGACAAGACCGGCTTCACTCTGAACATCGCGTCGCTGTCAGCACCGCATTATATCAAGTTCTGCGTCAAGGGCGCCGGAGCAAATCTTACGGCGACGCTGACGCCAAAATGAAGGGGGTAACAGCAGATGAAATTTGTTGCTTGCAACACGGACAATTACCGCGCCGGGCGCACGCAGCCGGTGCGGTACATTGTGATGCACTACACGGCAAACAACGGCGACACGGCAAAAAACAACTGCGACTACTACCGCCGCGTGGGCGGCCTGCAGGCCAGCGCACACTATTTCGTGGACGAGCACGGCGTTATGCAGTCCGTGCGCGAGAGCGACACGGCGTGGCACTGCGGCGCGCGGGCGTACTGGCATCCCGAGTGTCGCAATGCCAACAGCATCGGCATCGAGATGTGCAGCCGCAAGCGCGCCGACGGCAGCTACTACATCAAGCCGGAGACCGTGGCCAACGCCGCGGCCTTGGCAAAAGACATTATGCAGCGCTATGGCATCGACACCGACCACGTGCTACGGCACTACGACGTGACGGGCAAGCGCTGCCCCATGCCGTGGGTGGATGACCCGGCGCAGTGGACGGCGTTTAAGGATATGCTGACGCTGAAAAACACTACTACAGTCGAGGAGGATGACGATATGGTACGATACAGCAAAATCGAGGACGTTCCCGATTGGGCGCAGGACACGGTACGCGCGCTGATGGACGCGGGCGCACTGCAGGGTGACGATCAGGGGCGGCTGGATCTGTCGCTGGATATGATCCGCGGCATGGTGATCGGTAAGCGGTACGCGGACACGCGCAGCCCCAGATACGCCACGATCGACGACGTGCCCAGCTGGGCGCGCGAGGAGACGCAGCGGCTTATCGACCGCGGCGTGCTGGCCGGTACGAGCGGCGGCAAGCTGGACCTGTCGCTGGACATGCTGCGCACGATGATCGTGTGCCAGCGGATGATTGACAATGCAAAGGAGGGTAAAGCATGAATGCACCAAGCAAAGCGATGGAGCTGAAAGCGGCCATCTCGGCCGTGCTGGCCGGCATGACGGCTTTCTGGGGGTGGACAGGCTGGCTCGTGGTAATCTGGCTGGCCGCGATGATCCTGGACTACGCTACTGGCTCGTGGGCAGCGCTATCGACCGGCTCGTGGGATAGCGCGGTGGCGCGTGCGGGCCTGTGGCACAAGCTCGGTAGCATTGTGGCCATGCTGGTCGCACTGCTGCTGGACGTGGCGCTGTCGGCGATTATCAATTATGGCGGATTGGGGTTTGAGCTGCCGTTTACATATAAAACGGCCTTTTTGCCGTTGGTGGCAATATGGTACATCGTTACGGAGCTGGGGAGCATCGTTGAAAACGCTGCGCACCTCGGCGCACCAGTCCCAAAGTTCCTGACCGACTGCCTCGCAAAGCTCAAGGACAAGGCCGATGAGGATAAATAA